GGGGTTTGGCCCGGACCGTTTGAACCGCTTATACGACGAGATGCGCCACAACTACGACCAGATGAACACCTGGGGAAAAGAGGACGGCATTGACGTGGCGATGGAGCGGATGCGGAAATGCGCCTGCGACGCCCTGAAAACCGATGACATTGTAGTGGAAGACGTGGAGGACAGCAAGGAGCTGGCCGCCCAGCGCCAGCACTACCATGCCCAGGAGGTGGAATTTTTGAAGCGTGCAGCCCTGGCGGCGACGGGCCGGAAGAGCTGCGCCAAGGTGCTGAATGTATTTGACGCCTCTGCCATGGACCGGAAAATGGCTGCCGTACGGGACGCAGCTGTGGGCGAAGCGTTCCGCAGGAGGGTTTGACCATGGGGTGCAGATACATCTACAGCATTTACGATGCTAAGAACGGGGCACTGGTGGCCAAAGGAGACGCGGCGAAGCTGACAGGGATGGGACTATTCCGGGACGCGGGCGTGCTGGCGACCAGCTACCGCAAGAACCGGGAGTGCAAGAAGCCCCGGAAATACCGCATTGAGCGGGAAAAAGTAGTGAAGACCTTTGTAATGACCACGCCCCAGAAAGCGCTGCGGAGCATGTACATCTACAGCTGCTACAATGCACGGGATGAGCTCTTGGGCCGCGGCACGGCCTGGGAGCTGGTGGAGAGCGGGCTGTTTGGCAGCGAGACCAGCATCTACTCCTGCTACAACAAGGGCGGAACAAATGACAGACTGGGGGTGGCCCGGATGACACGGGTGAGTGAGATGCGGGAATTGCAGCCAAAGCGAAAGGCTGCCGTGCACCGGAAAGCGGAGCCGCTGCGGGGAATTTCTCACCCGACAGCCTTACAGTGGGACGTGCATGACCTGCTGGTTTACAACCGAAAGGCCAAAAAGCAGGGCAAGCGGGAACTTTCCTATGGGCAGTGGAGTGCCATGGGAAAGCCGGCGGAGCCGTGATCTTATTATGAAAGGCAACGGATACGATGGACCGAATACGTCCACCGTATCCGTTACATTTCATAAGCACCTATTTATAAAAGGCGTCCGGGCGGGCGCTTGGGGGAGCTAGTATACCCGTTATTTCTATGACGGTGGGGACCGGGATAGAGAAAGAACAGCAGCCACGATACGCCAGCAGCAGTGAATGGGAGAAGAACCATGAAACGGACCTACACCAGAGAGAAGCGGACTCTATGCGGGAAAGAGTACATGGAGGTGGACCTGTATGCCATCACCCCGGAGGAGCACGCAGCCAAGCGCCGGAAGAAAGGCAGGCCCAGCACAGAGCGCCAGCGCCGCCGGAACGCGGAGCACGCGCGGCGCTACCGGGTGCAAAAGGCCAACGGGAATTTTACAGTGCTGGGGTTCAACGTGACGCTGACCTACGAGGACGGATATCTCCCCGAGGAGTGGGAACAGGCCAAGAAAGACCTGCGAAACTGGATGCGGCGGGTGGTGCTGGCGGCGTGCAAAGCTTTTGGCGTGAAAAAGGCGGACATCCGCTTCATGGGGCTGACGGCCTGCGGGCGAAAGGCGGGGCGGTTCCACCACCACATTCTGGTGGAGTGCACCGGGCTGACCATGCGGCAGAACGCACAGTTCCGGCAGATGCTGGAGGACAAGTGGGCGCTGCGGCAGCCGGACGGAAGCTATGAGCCGATGGGCACAGCCAACGCCGACCGCCTGAACCTGCAGAACCGGCTGGATGATCTCATCACCTACTTTTGCAAGCACAGCGCCCTGTGCTGGTACGAGAGCCGAAACCTGATCCAGCCGGAGGAACAGGTGCCCAACGACACCCGATGGAGCCGGAAGCAGTTACATACGGCCTGCACCGAGTGCCGGGACAGCGCCTACTGGTGGGAGCAGAAATATCCGGGGTGGAAATTTGTGCGCTGTGTGGTGCCGGAGCCAGAGGGCCCGGCAGAGCCGAAAGACGGCTGGAACGCAGATGATCTGCGCTGTTATGTGGTGATGGTGCGAAAGTTCGCACCTGACAGACAGGATACCAGAATTTTGCGCGAGAAACGCGCACGTTAAATAAACCTCTCAGGCGCTGACGCGCCAGCTCCCCTAGCAGGGGAGCCCTTGGCAGGACGGGAAAGTCTGAGCAGGACGAGAAAGCAACCGGGCCCGGAAAAGGCCGGGCCCTGCGACAGCGGGGAGGCAGACAGGTGACCAGAGGGCAGAAAAAGACGGTACGAAAGGCGCTGCGGCGGTATGGCCGCGGGGCCTGCGAAGCGACCCCAGAAGCCTGGCGCGAGGTGGTGGAGGAGACGCTGGACTACTACGACCACGCGGACCCGGTGTGTGCCAGGCTTTTACGGCTGCGGTATCTGGAGGACCAGCCAGAGGAGCGGGTGATCCCGGAGCTATACGTCTGCCGCACGACCTACTACCGCAAGGAGCTGGAGGCGCTGAGCACCGTGGCCATTGCAGCTGCCCGGCGGGGGCTGCTGTAACCTCTTGGTGCAGTGAATACAGGCTGGATGCATGAGCGGCCGGCCTTTTTGTGCTGCCAAAAAGTACGCAGTATTTTTGCGTTGAGGTTTGTGATAGGCTGAGGGAAAGAAAACGCCAAGGCCTTTTGGCAGCGGGCTTGCCCTCTCAGTCAAAGCCTGGCGGCTTTGCCAGCTCTCCCAAAGGGCGAGCCAAGAAGCAAGGAGGGAGGTGCGAGGGTGGCAGAAAAGAAACGGGCGTACTGCAAAAACACGGTGCAGGGGCGGCAGCGGGGCCGGAAGTACCCGCCCAAGTTCCGGGCCGAAGTGGTGATGGCCATGCTGACCACAAACTCCATCTGTGCGGTGGCGCGGAGGTACGGCGTGCCCGAGAGCACCATCCGCACCTGGGTGGCGGAAGAAGCCAAGCGGGGCGACGTATGGGCCGAGGAGCGGCGGGCGGCGGCGCGGGAGATCGCACTGCGGGCCAGCCTTGGCACCCGGGCCCAGGTGAGCTATTTGCAGAGCCGGGTGGAAGAAAACCGGCGGGCAGCACAGGTGAGCCAGAAGCTGCACGCAAGGCTGGACGAGGCTGCCCGGGCCCGGGATTTTTCCATTGGGACCCTGCTGAAAAGCGAGGATGAGGCTCTGGCGGATGCAGCCGAGGTGGGGCTGGTGGTATATGCCAGCCAGGGCAGCTATGACCATCAGCTGGACCCCGACGAGGAAAAGATGCTGGCCCGGCAGTTGGAACGGTACGAGGGCCGGACCATGACCGACAAGGACGCGGCCAACATGACCAAGGTGCTGATGACCGTGGCCGAGCGGGCCGCAGCCATGCTGCCCGGGGACAATGGCCTGGGCGAGAAAAACAGCCCGCCGATGGTGGAGATCGGGGCGGAAAGAGACGCCGACGAGAGCAACGAGGTGATTTTGGATGGCACTGCGAATGCGTAACGGTCGGCCGGTGATCTGGAGCCCACAGCCGCGGCAGCTGGCCTTTATGGCTAGAACCGAGGATGAAGCACTGTATGGCGGGGCCGCAGGCGGCGGCAAGAGTGACGCGCTGGTGATCGAGGCACTCCGGCAGGTAAACATCCCGCATTACCGGGCACTGATCCTGCGCAAGACCTACCCGCAACTCTCTGAGCTCATTGACAAGACCATGCGGTACTACAAACCTGTTTTCCCGAAAGCGCGGTACAACGGCAGCGCTCACTGCTGGACGTTCCCCAGCGGGGCAAAAATCTATTTTGGCAGTTTGCACCACGCACAGGACAAATACAACTACCAGGGCAAAGCCTTTGATTTTATCGGGGTGGATGAGCTGACCCATTTTACCTGGGACGAATACAGCTATGTGATGAGCCGCAACCGCCCCAACGGCCCGGGCACCCGGGTGTACATGCGGGCTACAGCAAACCCCGGAGGGGTGGGCCACGGCTGGGTCAAGGCGCGGTTCATCAGCCCGGCCCCACCGGGAACCCGAATGGTGCAGCTGGTGAACGTGAAGACCCCGGACGGGAAAGAGATCACCCGGCGGCGCACCCGAATTTTTATTCCGTCAACGGTGTTTGATAACCCGGCGCTGATGGAAAACGACCCGGGATACATCGGGACGCTGGCCAGCCTGCCGGAAGCGGAAAGGCAGGCGCTGCTATACGGCAATTGGGACAGCTTTAGTGGGCAGGTGTTCACCGAATGGCGGAACGACCCGGCCCACTACGACGACCAGCGGTGGACCCATGTGATCCGGCCATTCCGGATCCCGGCCCACTGGAAGATATGGCGCGGATACGACTTTGGATATTCCCGGCCATTTTCCGTTGGCTGGTATGCCGCCGACGAAGAGGGGCGGCTGTACCGGATCAAGGAGCTCTACGGCTGCACGGGCACACCCAACGAGGGCCTGCGCATTGACCCGGTGGAGCAGGCCCGGCGGATCCGGGAAGCGGAACAGAACGACCCGATGCTGAAAGGACGGGTGATCCTGGGGGTGGCCGACCCGGCCATTTTCAACGAGAGCCAGGGCGAAAGCATCGCCATGATGCAGGAGAAAAGCCCCAACTTTTTGCACTGGATGCCCGGCGACCACACCCGGCTGGCAGGCAAGATGCAGTTCCATTACCGCTTTGCGTTTGGGGAGGACGGGCGGCCGATGTTCCAGGTGTTTGACACCTGCAAGCATTTCATCCGGACCATCCCGAACCTGGTATACAGCGAGAGCAATGTGGAAGACATTGACACCACTCAGGAAGACCACATTTACGACGAGTGCCGCTATGTGCTGATGGAGAATCCCCTCAGCCCACGGAAGACGGCAAAGCCGGAGCCGCTGCGGGACGACCCGCTGGACCAGAGCCCGGCGAAGTTTATGAGAGTTTAACCTCTCAGTCACGCTGTGCGTGCCAGCTCCCCTAATAGGGGAGCCCTTGGCAGGCCGGGCAACGGCACAGACCGCTTGGGCGCTAACAGCCGTAGGAGCGTAGGCTCTGCGACAGAGGGCAGGAGGGTTGAAATTGGAATTTGAAGACGTTTTGACGACAGAGCGGCAGGCCATTGGCACCGAGGAGGTGGCCAAGGCGCAGCAGCTTTTGGAGAAATACAAGGCGGGAAAGGCGGCGCTGGATCAGCGGATCATTGAGAATGAACAGTGGTTCCGGATGCAGCACTGGCGCAGCTACAAGAACAACATGATGGAGGGCAAGCCGAAGCCCGCTTCCGGCTGGCTGTTCAACTCCATTGCGAACAAACACGCCGACGCCATGGACAACTACCCGGAGCCCAACATCCTGCCCCGGGCCCAGGACGACGAGGAGACGGCCAAGGTGCTCTCCAAAATCATCCCGGTTTTGCTGGAACAGGCGGACTATGAGCAGGTGTACAGCGACACCTGGTGG